CTGCTTATAAATATACTGATGAGGATTTTTGGTACCTTAGTCATGTGATAGCTGCTGAATGCGGTGCTGATTGGTGTAAAGATGAAACACTCTTTTATGTTGGATCTGTTGTACTTAATCGAGTTGATTCTGACGCATTTCCTAATACTATTCAAGAAGTAGTAATGGCTCCTGGACAATACGCTCCTGCATCATATCTTGCAAATTATGAACCATCAGAAAGAGTTATTGAAGTTACTACAGAATTATTAGAACAAGGTTCAGTTTTACCGTCACAAGTAGTTTATCATGCTAATTTTACTCAGGGATCAGGTGTGCATATAGTCAGTGATACGATATATTTCTGTTATAAATAATATACAACTTTAAATGTAATTTTATACAACTTTAAATATAATTTTATACAACTTTAAATGTAAAAATATCAATTCAGGTTAATTCAAGATCACCTTTAAGTGTACATCTTGCAAAGTGTCGAAACCGTTGATTTTATTCTGTTTGGCAGCAATTCAAGATACTACACTATTTATTGTAGGATCTTGAATTTATCCTGAATTTTTTGTGGTATTTTTGAAATTTATCACTTTTTTATCACAATGAAATTTTTAGTGTATTACAATTAAAAATGTATATGTACACTTTTTGTAATATAAAAATTACACTTAAAGGTGTAAAAAAATTCAAGATAGTACACTAAAAATTATATAAAGTGGAATTGATCTTGAATTGCCCGAAACGTAAGATAGATAATGCTTGCGATGAAAAAATTCAAGATGACTAGTTATTTTTATATTATTAGTAGATAGGGGGTTGATCAGTGCCAAGTTACTACTCCTCTCTATAAATATATATAATAGAATAAGATCTTATCTTGAATTTTTAATACCGGATGTACACTAAAAAATGTATGAAATAATAAATGTATATTTGTACACTTATAAATGCATATTTATTTTTTTGACGAAATATGTTATGATTTTTGTAATACAAACGAAGGAGTGATTTGTATGTCAGAACCTAGAGGAAGAAAACCTGTCATTGATTTTTGGCTTGAAGGTGAAGGAAAGTTGATGATTGAAGGTTGGGCAAGAGATGGACTAACAGATAGACAAATTGCAGAAAATATGGGCATAGGCATGAGTACGTTCAAAAAATGGAAAAGAACAAACGACGTCTTTGGTGCCAGTTTGAAAAAATCAAAAAATGTTGCTGACAGACATGTTGAAAATGCTTTATTTAAAAAAGCTACAGGATTTGAATACACAGAAACAACAGAAGAACGTGTATTTAATAAAATTACAAATCAGTTTGAAATGGTTGTGACTAAAAAGGTCAATAAAGTAGCATTGCCTGACACAACCGCACAGATATTCTGGTTGAAAAATAGAAAACCTGCAGAATGGAGAGATAGACGAGAAATCGAATCAACAGAAGCTATTGATAAGCTTGATAGTATTTTAACAGGAATTAGAGAAGCTGCTAAAAAACAGCAAGAAATAACTGAGGAATAAATATCTTGTGCTTGAACGCAATTTTTTGCAGATATGTCTCCCGCATTCACATCATATCTCGATTGCGTTCAATCATAAGATATTTATTCAAATCAAATTGCGGGAGAGATTATTATGGAATTAAGTTTTAAACAAAACGAGTATATTTTAAATGCCAATGCAAGATGGAATTTTAAAGTCGGAGCTGTACGTTCCGGCAAATCTTACGTAGATACAGCATATATTGTTCCATCAAGAATTAGAGCTGTTGCTGGAAAGCAAGGTCTTACGGTCATTCTTGGCGTATCAAGAGATACGATTGAAAGAAATGTGCTTGAACCCATGCGAGAAATTTATACTTCAACTTTAGTTTCTCACATAAATAATAAAAATCAAGCATTTATTTGCGGCGAATGGGTTTATTGTTTAGGTGCTGAAAAAGTTTCTCAGGTTGCTAAAATTCAAGGTTCAAGCATTAAATATTGTTATGGAGACGAGGTTGCAAAATGGAATATTGAAGTATTTGAAATGCTTAAATCTCGTCTTGATAAAGAATATAGCTGTTTCGATGGTTCTTGTAATCCTGAATATCCTAATCATTGGCTTAAAGAATTTTTAGACAATGAAAATTTAGACAAGTACATACAGCATTATATTATTGACGACAATCCGTTTCTGCCTCCTGATTATGTTGAAAATCTTAAAAAGGAGTATGCAGGAACGGTTTATTATGATAGATATATCTTAGGTAAATGGGCATTAGCAGAAGGTCTTATTTATCCAATGTATCAAAATGCTATTGTTGATAAAGCACCGAATGATGAAGTATTTGAATATACAATAAGCATGGATTATGGAACTATGAATGCTTTTGCAATGGTATTATGGGAAAGACATTCTGATGGAATATGGTATGCCACAAGAAGATATTATTATTCTGGACGAGATACAGGAATACAAAAAACTGATACAGAATATTTGCATGACATTGAGACGGTATTATTTGATATAATTACCGCGATTAGAAATACAAACGAAAAAATAAGACAGAAATTACCGACAATAATCGATCCGTCTGCTGCTTCATTCATTGCATTATTGCAAAAAACAGACTGGGCAAAAGTAATTCCTGCAAATAATGCAGTTTTAGATGGAATCAGAGAAACTGCTTCGGCAATATATAACGATAAAATTAAAATATTAGCAAGTATTCCTGAGTTTAAAAAGGAAGCAGAAGGATATGTGTGGGACGAAAAAGAAAACGAAGATAAACCTGTTAAGATAAATGATCACTTAATGGATGCAATACGTTATTTTGTCAAAACTAAAAAGATTATGAAAGTACGACGTGAGGGTGGATCATTATTTTATTAAGGAGATGCGCACATGGATGCAAATTATTGGTTAACAGGAGCAGGAATGATATTTGGTTCAGTAGGTTTTTGGACTTTTGTTCAATATCTGATGGATAAACATTCTACAAGAAATAAAGCCATAACTGGTTTGATGTATTTAGGAATTAAAATGTCTTGTATGGCTTTAATTAATCGCGGATGGGCTTCAATGGAAGAAATAGAAGATATTGAGAAATACATGTTTGAACCTTACAAGGAATTAGGTGGTAACGGTACTGCTGAAATCCTTATGAATAAGGTCAAAGCATTGCCGAATACGTCACCGAAGGAGGATTCGTGATGCAGATTATCAAATGTGATTTTTGTGGTAGAGAACATAAGGGAGCTATTTATTATAATTTAAAAGCAAGAAATGACGATGGAACATGTTCTGATTATCATAATTACGACATTTGCGATAGTTGTCTTAAATTGCTTAAGTTAGTTTTAAAAAATAAGGAGGCAAAGTAATGTTATATACATATCAAGATTTATTGAATGTTGCCGACGACGACAAATCAAGAACTGAATTCATTTTGAAAGTGATAAATAATCATAAATCAAGTGATGAGTATAAACTTGCATTGATTGCTGAAGAATATAATAAACATAAAAATGTTACTATCACAGAATATCAAAAAATATTGTACACCGTTACAGGAAAAGCAATACCTGATAATTTTAGTGCTAATTTTAAAATGGCTTGTCGTCATTTTCATCGATTTATTACTCAGGAAAATCAGTTTCTTTTAGGTAATGGAGCAAGCTGGGATAATGATTCTGTAGAAGATAAACTTGGTACTAAGAAAAAATCATTCGATAATCAATTACAAATATTAGGTAAAAAGGCACTCGTTCAAGGTGTGTCTTTTGGTTTTTTTAATCTTGATCATATTGATGTATTTGAGCTTACAGAATTTGCACCATTATGGGATGAAGAGGACGGAGCACTTAAAGCAGGCGTTAGATTTTGGCAAATAGATGACACAAAGCCATTAAGAGCAACGTTATACGAGCTTGATGGTTATACAGATGTTATATGGAGACCGGGTAAAAATGTTGAAATACTTCACGATAAAACTCCATATAAAATTAATTATAGACACACTGAAGCAGATGGTGACGAAATTTATTCAGGTGAAAATTATCCGGGCTTTCCTATTATTCCGTTATGGGGCAATCCAGAACATCAGTCTGAATTAGTTGGTTTACGAGAACAAATTGACTGCTATGATTTAATCAAATCAGGATTTGCAAATACTGTTGACGAAGCAAGTTTTGTTTATTGGACAATTCAAAATGCAGGCGGAATGGACGATCTTGATTTAGCAAGATTTGTTGAAAGAATGAAAACTTTACACGCAGCAACTGTTGAAGATGACGGAGCAAGAGCAGAATCACATCAGCAGGAAGTACCATTTGCAAGCCGTGAAGCATTACTTACAAGACTTGATAGAGATCTTTATCGAGATGCTATGGCGTTAGATGTTGAGTCAATTGCCTCAGGTGCAGCGACCGCAACACAAATAAGAGCTGCTTATGAACCGTTGAACAGTAAAGCTGATGATTTTGAATATTGTGTAAGAGAATTTATTGACGCATTACTTGAACTTACAGGAATTGATGCTAAGGTCAGCTTTACAAGGTCAATGATTATTAATACCGCAGAAGATGTTAATTGTATTTTATCAGCGGCACAGTTTTTAAGTCAAGAATATGTGACAAATAAAATTCTTGATATATTAGGCGATGGCGATCAAGCCGAAAAAATGCTTGATCAATTAGAACAGGATAACATGGATAGATTTAATGCCACTCAGAATGCAGTAGAACAGCCAGAGAATGACGAAAATGAAGAAAATGTATAAATATATAGGAGGTCGTAAAAAATGCCAGATAAAGGACATAAGATGACCGATGACATGATTGTTGAATTAGAACAAAAATTGCATAATCTTTATGCAAAAGCCGACAGCGACTTACAGAAAAAAGCCGCGAGTCGGCTTAAAAAGTATAATGAGACAGTTAAGGTCAAAGAAAAGACGCTTGATAAAGATGCATTTGAAACGTGGAAGAAAAACCAGGCTTATATGTTATCAAATCAAAAGAATTTGATTGATACTATTGCCGAGGATTTAGTTAAAACGGATCAGATTGCATTAGATATTATTAATAATCATACTCCAAGTGCTTATGCTCTTAATTACAATTACGGAACATATCAAATTGAAGATGCTGGAAAAATCAATACCTCATTTGCGTTATATAATCATGATACTGTAGAGCTTTTAGCTTTATATGATGATTCGTCATTACTTCCTGAACCAAAAAATTTAGATATTCCTAAAGATTTACAATGGAATAAAAAGCATTTAAGTCAAGCGATTAGTCAAGGCGTATTGCAAGGAGAATCAATTGACAAAATAGCAAAAAGACTTTCCGCAGCAGTAGGAATGGATGAGAATGGAGCAATCAGAAATGCAAGAACAATGATGACGGCAGCTCAAAATGGAGGACGAGTTGACGCTTATTTGCGCGGTAAAGCAATGGGCATTGAATTACGACAGAAATGGCAAGCAACAGAAGATAGTCGAACAAGAAAAAGTCATAGAGCAATTGATGGTGAAATTATTGAGGTAGGCGAAGAGTTTTCTAATCATTGTCATTTTCCTGGAGATCCTGCAGGACCAGGAAGAGAAGTATATAATTGTAGATGTACTTTAATTCCTTTAGTAAATGGAATTAAGGATTTTAATCCATTATCAAATGATAAATACCTTAAAAAAGGTTTTGAAGATTGGCTTGAAGATCAAGCTGACCCATTTATTGTCTCTAAGTTTGGCAATAAGTCTATGTCAGCGATTTATCACGAATTAAAAGATATGGATAAAAGTGTAGGTAATGCTTTTAAATCTCAACTGCTTAAAAAGATGGGCAATCCTTCTGACGTATGGAAGCAATATATTGACGGAACTCTTGACGCTGCAAATACTAAGAAGATTGATGATTATTTATTTAAGCATTTTAATCTTAATGCTAATAAACTTGACGATGCAGTAAAAACTGTAGACAAAGTTGATGACATAACAGACGTTGTAAAAGCAGCAGATAAAATTGACGATTTAGATGACCACGCATTATTTTTGAATAAATGGAAAGATGTTGATTTGTGGGCAGATGAAGTACCAGGAAACGCATTTGAATATGCGGTAAAAAACGCTCCTGATGCAGATCATATTGAAGATTATTGGAAGAAATATACTCTTGGTGAAATTAAAGATTCTAAGCTTGACGAGTTATTGGGATATACTGCAAAAACTGTAGATAAAATTGACGATGTCGAAGATCATGCAAAATTTTTAGAACAATGGAAAGATGCTAAATTGAGTCAAGATTTATCATTTGAAGCTTATAAGCATGTAGTAAATAATCCTTTAGACATAATAGACGAATATGATTATTGGAATAAATATATTAGTGGACAGATTAAAGATCCTGAATTAGATAAATTATTAGGATATAAAAAAGCTACAGATAAAGTCGATGACGTCGCAGATATAATAAAAGACACAGAATCTAAAATCAAATGGAATAAAGGTAAACCTATGTCTACCGCTGATGCGGATAATCATAAAGTAAATCCATTGTACAATATTGAAGATGTAGCAACTAAAACTAATTGTCAGACATCAGCATTTGCTTATGAATGTAGAAAGCAAGGTTATGACGTTGTAGCTTTACCTACATACAAAACTGATTCTTTTAAACATATTTATAAAAAACAAGTAGAAATTAGTCAAGATCAATCTGTTGCCTGGATAAATAAAGTTACAGGAAAACCACCTAAATCAATATATAAAGGTTCTGCTAATTATAAAGATATTGATAATATTATAGGAAAATCAGGCGAAAGATATAGTATAAGTGTAAAGTTTAATGATGGTACTTATCATATTATAAATTTAGACCGTGATTCTACAGGTAAATTGCGATTGATTGACAATCAACGCGGACCGAGTGAGGTAAATATTTGGACTGGAGAAAAAGAAATAACCGAATATTTTAAAAAGCTTGACGATATAGATAGCATACATCGTCTTGACGATTGCGTTCCTAATTTTGAATATTTAAACGTTATCGTACAAGATGCTAGTAAAATAAAAGCTGTTGAGCCATATAATAATTTATTGCATTTATCTCAACAAAATCCTATAGCAACAATTGCTAAAAAGAAAGGATTTGATCCTGAAGATTATTATAATCAATGGAGACTTGGATTTATTGAGGATAAAGATCTTGATGAAATTTTGCAAATACATGAAGATGCTAAAGATATGGTTAAAAAGGCAGTTACTTTAGATGACAAAGCTTTGAAATATAAAAAATCATTGTCTATACAGTTAAATGATCTTGACGATGAATTGGCTAAAGACATTGATGATATTGTTTCGTCTAAAGGCGAAAGCTATTGGAAGAAATATATACAGGGCAAAATAGATGATTCTGAATTAGATGAAATAATAATGAAACATGCAGATAAACTTGATGATGTAGCAAAAATCAAAAAAGCTGATGATGCTATTGAATCAGGCGAAAATAAATTAGAATTTCTTAAAAATAAATATGCCATCCAAGCAGATACTACTGATGCTACTGTTGAAGATATGGCTGAAGCTATTGTTGATTATTTTGATGATGGTACTATTTGGGAAATACTCGAGAAAAATGTTACAGATGAAATTGCTAATAGTCATATAGATTATCTTGAAAAATATATTTTAGGAGAAATTAAAGATAAAGATCTTGATAAAGCATTTGGTTATAAAATAAAGGTTGAAACTAAAACTGAAAATAAAGTATTAGAAGCTGTAAAGAAAAAATTTCCTGATGTCAATAATGCAACGGATGCTGCTGTAAAATTAGCATATAATGACCCTGATGGATATAAAATATTTGATAAGTATATTACAGATAATAAATTATCTGATAATGCCTTTGATCTTGCTGAAAAATATTTTGATGGTAAAGTGAAAATACCGGAAATGGATGATTATTTAGGAATTAAAAAAATTGAAACTAAAATTCCTGATGCTGATAAACCATTTAGCAAAAAAGATCTTTTTGTTGATTATGACTCATGGGGCAAACTTATGGATAATATATCGACGATTGATCATGGTGACATATATTATGAAATTGGAAAAACCATGCAAGATCTTAAGCAACAATTTGGTACTACATATGCTGAAACTTATAAAAAATATATAAATGGAGAAATCAACTCAGATAAATTAGATAATTTATTTGCTAAAGTATTTTCAGGTAAGTATGGTGGAACATTTGATGCCGATATTCCTAAAGTCGATATTCCTAAAATTGATTATGCGGCATTATCTAACAAATCTATGTCTGCAGTTTATCATGAATTAAAAGACGTAGATACTAAAATTGGTAATGCTTTTAAAAATGAACTTAAAAAACACGGAACACCTTCTGAAGTATTTAAACAATATCTTAATGGAGAATTATCTGATGATGTAACAAAGAAACTTGATTCTTACGTCATTCACAAATATTCAAAAGGTGGAACTGTTAAAAGTGTTGAAAAAGCTACTGAACAAACCGCAGAACAAAAAGCAAAATTAAAAACTGCTGAAGAAAAACTCGAAAAAGCAAAAGAAAAATTAAATAATTTATCAAATCCAACTTATACTGGCATTTGGAAAGATGATGTTACTCTTGCTGATTATGAAACAAAAAAGTCTACGATTAAAGCTAAAAAGATATGGTATGAAGATGAAATTGATAAATTAAAAAACGATCCGTCTTATAAATCATGGTTAAGTCAGACTGGAAAACAAGATTATATTGATGAATATACAAAACACCTTAATGATCTTGAAGATTTTGAAACCGCGGGAAAAAAATATGCTAAGGCACAAAAAGCAGTAAGAGAAGCTCAAAATGAAGTAGATAAATTAAGTCCCGTTGATGCTATGTATAATCAAGAAAGAAAAGATGCAGCAATATGGGCTAAAAACAAAACTGATGATTATGAACGAGTCGATAAAATTTTTGACCCTCATGCAAGAGAAGTACATGCTACAAGAACAAAAAGAGAACGTGATGCTTACAAAGATTATACTGGTGCTTCAGGTCCATTCAATAAACCTCTTGTAGGTTTTGATTCTCCAGATGGTTCAGGAAAAGCTGGTTGGACAGAAAAATACTGGAAAGGATCTGGAAATGTTGATATTGATAAAAGAGGTCGTGGTGATAATATTAGAGCATTGACTGATTTGGTAGAAAGATCAACATATGATTTTGACTTTTGGATGCAAACATCGCAAGATTTTTCAACGTTTGAAGGATTTAATGGCGGCGGATTTTTAGGTATTCCTTATGGAACATTACAAAATATGAGTGATGCGGAATTACAACAGTTTGTAGGTAAACAAAGTAAACTTCCTCAGTTTATATCTGGAGCAATAAACAAAGGTGGTGGTTCGTATAATCCGGGTGGCGTACGAATGAATATTTATGTGCCTAAAGGATCAGAAGCGTTATATGTTCTTGAAGATGGTACTTTTAAAAAAAATGAACATGAGATAATTTTACAAAGGGGAGGTACTTATCGAGTTACTAAAATATATTGGGGTGAAGACACTGTGAATGGAGGAAAAAAGTTGATTATAGATGTAGAACTTAGACTTGAAGAAGGTTATGATAAGTTCCAACAAAATAAAAAATAATAGTTTACAAAATACATTTTTTAATGTATAATATAACCGGAGGTGATATAATATGGATCAAAAATTAAAGAAAAAAATCGACGAAAAAATTGTTCAGCCATTGATTGCAATACCACCAAGTGCTGAGCAATGTCGTAAATGTATTTACAGTTTGCCTGATACTCAATATACAATTGGAGCAGAAAAAGCTTTCTGTGATATATTTACACCACCAGAAGGTAAATCTGCTGGTATATTGACCGATGATGTCAAATGTCCTTATTTTGTGGAGAAATGATTATGACTATAAATGAATTTTGCAAGACCATAAATTTTCCTGAAATGAAAATTTATGGTAAAATGAATGGATTT